ATTCTTGATAGTCATTGTCTGTTGGATCCCTTTGCTCTATCACAAATTGCGGTGGTGTTGTTGCCTCAACCCCTAGGTACGCTAGGGGGTTCATTCCTAATTTTCTATTATTTTGCATTACTACTCTCCTCTCTCCTAGAAGTATTCGTACTTAAAAGTACTCGTACTTAAAAGTACTCGATAACAATTACCATTCCATCACTGCCATTTCCACCAATTCCTGAGTTAGTTCCAGTAATAGATCCACCACCGCCACCGCCGCCTCCTCCTGGAAAGCCTCCATTTCCACCATTACCTGCTGCAGCTCCTGTCTTTTGGCCACCACCTCCTCCGCCTCCTGTACCACCTGTCATTATTCCGCCAGATGTGACCCGAGTATTGCCTGCACCGCCATTAAGTGTTCCAGACTCTACCCCTCCAATGCCACCAAGTATAAGATTGGCACCAAGTAGATCTTTTATATTTGTTCCATTACCGCCAGTTCGTTCTGTGGTTGCATCTGCTCCAGCACCACCACCTCCAGCCGTAGAAGTAATTGCTGTATTGAAGAAAAAGCCTTCATATACAGAATTCGAATAATCAGTTCCATAATAAAACGGGTTATGAGAGCCGTTTCCATTAGCCATCGCTCCTTCACCACCAGTAGCGGTTGTATTAGGAGTACCTGTACTGATAAATGAGTTTGAAGAATTAGTAATTATTGGGAACGATCCACTATAGTATGTAGCGGCACCATTGTTAGATCCGCCCTGTCCCTTATTATTGCTTGTAGTAGAGCTAATGCTACCTCTAACAGGTAAATTACCTCCTCCGTATTGGCCATAAAGGCCTATGGGAGTACTAATCTTGCCTATACTACTATTTGTTCCATCAGTTCCGATATTACCATCAGTTAAATTAGAACTTTGAGCTGCCCCACCAGTACCACCAACTCCAACAACTACAGTTTCTGTAGTGCCAAAAAATGAAGCTGGAATATTGGTAATAAAGAAGCACCCTCCATTACCTCCTCCATCTCCACCAGCTGCAGCCGTAGTCAATCCTTGTCTTCCAGATCCACCACCGCCTCCTCCACCCCAACCAATTACTGTTACTGTTTGTGTAAATTCATTTTTATCCCATGTATATGATCCAGAAGTATCATACGTTGTAATAACTCCCTTGCCTGTAAACTTCTTAATATTTGCCATTTATTCTCCTCTTTTTAATTAAAATATAGTGTAGCTTCCTTGTGTTTCAGTAACCCACCAAGATTCTGTGCCTCCAGAAATAGTCATTAAATATATATCTAATTTTTGAAAGCTTAATGTAGTTGATGAAGCTAAGCCATGTCCTACTCCTATTGTAGGGGTGGGGAGGACTCCAAAACTCACTTGTTGATTAGCGTTTTGTTGTATTTTGAATCCAGTATCCCTAGGTTTCATTACTGAAAATCTATCGCCTACTGATCCGCCAAATGTTGGTAAATAAACATCTTGCAAGCCGTTTTTATCTAAAATATAACCATTACTTTTTACAGCATTTATCGTTGCAGCGGAACTAACGCTCCAAACAAATGTGCCACTTACTGCCTGAAATGACGGCGCCGATCCAACTCCATTGCCAGATAAAACTGTGCCTGTAGCGCCAGTAGCTACAGATCCTAACTGTCCATTACTATCCACCAAGGCTACATTTATTGTGCCACCAGGAGTTACTCCATAAGTACCAGCTATGTACGCTTTATTTATCTGTCCATTACCTGAACCAGAAGTACCCAAGCGCATAACGTTAGATTCTCCAGTGACACCAATATGATTTACCAATATGTTGGAGCTCTCAGCACCTGTATAATTGTATCCAGCTCCATATCCACTACCTACTCCCCCATCAGATCCATAGACCACGTTATATGATCCAGTTGTTAGCCTGTAGATGGTCCTATCGCCGCAACCTAAATTATAAGAACCCTGGGTCAAAGCGAATCCACTGACGGCACCTTGAAGTACGTTGCTAGAACCAGAACTAATTACGTATCCCGCCCCATTACCAAAAGCACAATTTCCACCACCAGTTGTCAAGCCATTTAATGTTATACGGCCACATCCTACGTTATATGCTGCATTGGCTACCGTTAGGGTAAAATTACCTGAATTTTCGCCAACAAAAGTATTTCCTGTTCCGTAAGCATGAAATTCCCTAACACTATTTATCTGAACTTGACCTACGGTGCTCGAAGTAGTTGGCAATAATAAGTTACCTGCGGTGCTTACTAAGTTGGTGCCAGCTGTAACAGTCGTTGATGCTGATAATGTTCCAGAAGATGCTGCTATATTGCCGCTTGTACAAGTTATCCCTCCACCGCTTACCGTTAATCCAACGCCTGAATCTGGTGAGGCTATTGTAGTTGCTCCTGTAGAAGCTATTGTCATACGTAAAGTAGATGAGGTTGTAGAATCTGGATGTGTATAAAACTTTAAGTCTGAAGCTATTCTGTTTGTAGCTACTGTACCCGAGTTGGTAGCTGTAATTTGTGAACCAGTAATAAATCCAGTTCCATCATGGCCTTTGAATAAAAGTTCCCCTAGTCCATCCCCTGAGGTTATAGCTGCGCCAGTTCTAGATTTCTGAAAATCTAACTCAGCAAAAGCTGCACTTGCTGCAGTATTATTAATTATTACTGAACCATTTGTGCTCACAAATCCAGTTGCAGCAGTAACTGTTCCAGGTAGTGAAGGACTTGATGGGATAGAAAGAGTAACTGTGGCGCTTGTTGCTGAAGTGGTTATTTGATTAGCTGTACCAGCGATTGTAACTGTAGCGCCAGTGGCAGTTCCTGAATCTCCCGCAAGCGTTGCTATACCACCTGCAACAGATGCTTGAAATGTAGGTACCGTCCCTGCGCCATTTGCCGTAAGTATATATCCAGCAGTTGTGGCGCCAGTTACGACTCCAATAATAGTATCTGACGATGCTACTAAGATATCGCCTTTTAGAACGGTTTTTGGATAGTAAACTGAATCCAAAATTACATTTCCCACTACATTTGGTAAAATTCTAATATTACCAGCTGGATTTATAATAACTTGTGCAGTATTTACTGGTAGAGCTCCTGGCGCGGAGCTAACATTTATTACCCAATATTGATCTGCAACATCTATTCCAATAGCGGCTGACAATGTGTCCTCTTGATAAACAAAAGGATTACCTGCTACATTATGAAAACCTTGTGATCCCATTTCTCTCTCCTTATTATGCGTTGGTCTTCGTAAACATATACTGATGTGTACTAACCCAATTCCATGTCTCAGCAAGGATTCCCTTAACTTGAATAACAACGGATTGAGTTCCAACATTCACGCCAGCTGTTATATCTGCCGTAGACGTTGAGTTAACATTTATAATCTCTTCGCCTATTTGCGTGACGTTGCCTCCAGTTGGACGATATGCAGTTATACTCACTGTTGCACCTACCGCATCTGTGAAATCTGACTGAAAGCCATTTATTGTGTCATTTATAATAACCATTTCGCCTTCCGCTAAGGCGATTGAAACAAGTGTTGTTACAGTTGCATCTGTGGTCTGTACTGAAGACTGGCGCATATTCCATTGAGAACTGGCCCAACCTGCTGCAATACCATCATATGTCCAGCCACCTGAACCTTTGGTGACAAAGTTAAGATCTACATTGGTATCAGAACCACCTGCCGTAATAGAGTTGCCATTAATGGTGATATTGGTTGCTGCTGTAGATGTTTTTAAGTTAAGAGCTGTCACATCTCCAGAAAGAGTTATTGAGTTATCAAGATCGACTGTAACTGTTGCACTTGTGGCTGATGTAGTAATATTGGATCCACCTGCTATTGTTACTGTAGAGCCAGTCGCTGTTCCTGAGTCTCCAGCAAGAGTTACTATTCCAGTAGCTGCAGGAGCTTGAAATGTAGGTGCTGTACCTGCTCCATTTGCCGTAAGAACATACGTTGCAGTTGCAGCTCCAGTCACAATGCCTATTACATTTGTCGCAGAAGCTACAAGAACATCTCCTATCGCAACAGTTGCTGGATAGGTTGCTGTAGTCCATGTTGGTACTGCACCTGTAACACCGGTCAAAATTACCCCAGTAGTGCCTTCAGCCGTTGCTGTTACTGCGCTAGTGCCATTTCCAAGAAGAACACCATGATCTGTGAGCGTCGAAGCTCCTGTACCACCATACTGAACAGTTAATGGAGTGCCAAGCTGCAAGTCATCTATGATTACTTGTCCTGTTCCCTTGGCTGTAATATTTATATTAATATTGGCATCAGTCCCGTCAGCTGAGAGAGTTGTACCTGTAAGTGTAACCGCTGCGGCTGCCACATTAGTATCGAAGGTAGTTGCAGCTATTATTCCACCTACTGTAAGTGCTATACCAGAGTCTGGTGTCTCTATAACTACCTCTCCAGTAGATTTGATCTCTAACCTCTTTGTTGCGCCTCCAACTGTATCTGGTGCTGTCCAAAAGGCTAAATTTGCTGCTGTTCTATCAGTTCCTATAGTTCCACTTGAAACTGAATTAATTACTGCTGCTTCATGATATGTAGTGCCATCATGTGCTTGAAAACTTATAGTCCCTATCGCATCACCTGACAGGATTGCAGGAGTTCCTACAGCTCTAGATTTTTTAAGAAACAATTCAGAACCTATGGTATCTGCAGAAATAGAGTTTATGTATTCATTTCCTGAGGTTATTACTAGATTACCAACATCAACCGTGAGAGCATTTGTTGCATGTACATGACCTGCTATAGTAGAAGTATCTACTTGCCCTGACCCTGTCCCATAAGTTCCATAATATGCCTTATTGCTAGTCCCTACTACGCCTATATTGGCTAGGCATATATTGTCCGATTCTGAGCCTACATAGGCTGTCCCAGATAATCGGCCTAGTAACAAATTCCCTGAACCAGTTAATAAATAACCGCCAGAAAGGGCTCCATAAGTTGTGTTGCCTACACCCCCCGTTAATGATGTAAGGCTAGACGAACCTGCTGCTGTTGAGTAGCTAGATGTTGCAACTGAGGTCAAACAATTTGCCCCTAGACCCACGTTATTTGTAGCTGATCCCACAGTTAATGATAGAGTCCCAGCTGCTTCACCCAAAAAGGTATTAAGAGTTCCGCGTCCATGCATAAATCTTGTAGCCCCTAGAGAATAAAGTCCTGCTAGACCATCTGAAGAAGTAATCGGTAAGATAATGGAATCATCAAGATTGATTGTAACTGCATTTGTTGCTCCTGCTGTATTAATATTAACTCCACCTAGTATTCTAATAATGTTTAATGCTGGTACAGCATTTCCACTATCTGTTGTATAGGTATCAGCTATCTCGCCATCCATTGATAGAGTTAATGTAGCCGTAGTATTATTTCCAGCAAATGAAAAATGATCCGTCGCAAGTATGTTTATATTGCCTACTTGAGGGTGAACTATGTCACCTGTATTTCCTGTTAAAGTATTTAAGATTTCATCAAATTGAAATTGCCCGATTTGCGACATATCCAGCTCCTAGACGTTTATTTGGTTAATGTTCTTGACCATACATGGCTGTGAAATAAACAGAGCCTAGGGTAGGATTGCCAGCCGCCAATGCTTTAACATATAGTCGCTCACCTTCAGCTAGATACCATCCACGGTTTAAGGATTGATTAGAAGCTATGTCCCAAAACCAATATCCCAATGCTGGTAAAATTATGTGATCATTTATTCCATCAAATGAAAATGATAATATTTTATCTGTATTATTAAGTATGTAGACACATCTTGCTGGATGCGCTAATTCCGTACCAACTCCAGCTAGAGTTCCATTTATTGAAGCAAACCCTAGCGATCTTACAGGGTCAAATCTAGCCCTTACTGCTGTAATACTCATCTCTCTTTCTCCTATTGAATTATTGCTCTAAATAATAAGTAGCCAGGTATATTAATCCTGTTCCTGCGCTAGCTCCCTTTAGGTAAACAATGGTGCCTTTTTTCATCATTGCTACATAGTTATTTGGAGCAGCATTTGTCTGGAAGTTTAATGTTAACCACTGAGTGGTTGGTACAAAATCGTGATCATGAGTACCATCATAACTTATGGTGATATCTCTATTAGAGGCGTTATATATCCTCATAAGCACTGTCGGGCCTGAAAAGCCCGACGCATTAAGTGCTTGATAAGATGTAGATAGCCCCGTGGAATTAAATGCCGATACGGCATCTGCTTTAATGCAATTTTTCATGTAACTCCTATTTGTCTGTTACAACTGTGGGCTCCGCGCTCGTTGGTCTTTGAGACTCGTGTCCTTGAGACTTGTCTCCTTGACACTCGTGTCCTTGAGACTTGTCTCCTTCTTGCCTTTTTACTGCCTCAGCTGTCGCCTTAGCCTGCTCAGCAAGAATAGCTAAGAACTTAAATGTTACATCGTATGCCTCTCCAAGAGGTGCATTAGCCGGTATTATCAGTTGATATTTATTATCATTTACTGATACTTCATATGTTGTGTTTACCTTAATAAAGTTCATAACACTCGTGTTCATCTCTTCTCCTCTACATGTTATTAAAAGAATCTAAGGCCCTTACTACATTTCAGGGCCTTGCAGTTTATTCGCTTAGTTAATTCAGCACCCAAAAATTAATGTGTACGTTGCCATTTAATGCGGCTGCACCATTATTTGTGAGTGTTACTACTACTGAGTTAGCTGCTGGAACTACCCTCGTTACAGTCATTTGACTATCATTTGCACCTAAGTTGCATGCTGTGACAAAGATGGCAGTTGTAGCAGCTGCTATGGTTGTATTATTGATTGTAAATTCTTGAGCTGCTGCAGCGGCTGTCGTCTGACCAGTAAAGACTGCATGACCTACTCTTGCATTAAGAGTAACTGCTACACCGGCTGCTGAGTTTGTTGCAGGTGCCATAGAGACAATACCTGCTGCATTTAAAGCTATTCCACCTGTACCAGCTTGCACCGTTGTGGCAGAAGCTGTAGTTATGGAACCAACTGTTGTAGCATGCTCAATGGCGTTAGCACCAAATTGCATAGCACCTGTTCCACCATTAACTACGACTGAAGTTGCGCCTACGTTATTACCAATGGTAACTGTACGAGCACCTCCAGTTCCTAGATTTAATGCTTGAGCAACGGTATCGTTACCAATACTGATTGCTGCTGCAGAAGAATTAAGTTCTAGTACACCTGCTGC